AAACAGAAAGCTACGGAAGATGCTTTTAACGAATTACATAACCTAGTTACCGAAGAGTTTCTTCGCCGCATTAAATCTGGTGAGGCTAGTACTGCAGATTTAAAAGCCTGCACAGATTGGCTATCTAAAAATGACATTTCGGGTTGCGCGTATCAGGGTAACCCCCTTGATAAACTGGCTACTGTACTCCCTAAGGTAGACCCAGAACTTGTACAGAAGAGGCTTTATGGCAAGTCGTACGTCTGACTACTACAAAAAGAATCCCAAGGCTCGTCAAAAGCGACTGAAGCAACAAGCTCGTTACAACAGACAATCCCTGCAAATTGAGAAACGTGTTGAACTTAATCGTGAGAATCACAAACGTGGCACCTATGGTAATGGTGACGGAAAAGATGTATCACACAAAAAAGATGGTTCAACAGTACTTGAAAAAGCATCTACTAATCGAGCAAGAAATCGGTCTAGGAAATGACTCCCCTGCTGCCGTCCCCTGATCACTACCTCCACAACCTAATAACGATGACAAGTCCCGAAGCAAAACGCCTTTGGAGGCGTGCCATTAAAGAACACTTCAACTGTCAATGTGTCTACTGTGGAAATCACTATGAATTACATGAACTTACTCTTGATCACGTTCGCCCTCGTTGTCTTGGAGGGCAAGACCTTACATCAAATCTTGTACCCTCATGTTGGGAGTGTAATCAGGCTAAAGGTAGCAGCAACTGGCTTACGTGGATGCGTAATACCTTTGGGATAACACCTAGAGAACATCTTATTTTACAACATATACAATGAAATACTTTGAAGATACACAAGAAGAAGCTATGGAAGCAATGTCTGCAGCAGTTGAAATGTTGCAAAAATCTAAACCTAGTTTTAACTCACTTGGGTATTTAACTACTAACGAATTAAAGTTTAGTGGTGGTCAAGTTCGACTTGGTAAGATTCCATACTTCAATTAAACGCTCTCAGAGACGTCTGCGTGCCCCTACAAGGCGTCTCTTTACCTACTTAGGTATATTCTACCATATGGATACTTTAACCGCCCTTAAAAGCGATTTTAAACTCTTTCTTCAAGCACTGTGGTCTCAACTAGACCTACCATCCCCAACACGAGCACAGTACGCCATTGCTGATTACCTACAACACGGTCCTAAGCGTCTACAGATCCAAGCCTTCCGAGGAGTCGGTAAGAGCTGGATTACTGGAGCGTTTGTGTTGTGGACACTGTTCAACAACCCAGAGAAGAAGATCATGATCATCTCCGCTTCCAAAGAGCGAGCAGACAACATGTCGATCTTTCTTCAGAAGCTAATCATTGAAACACCCTGGCTATCACATTTGAGACCAAAGAGTGATGATGCCCGGTGGTCACGGATTAGCTTTGACGTTCTGTGTAGCCCTCACCAAGCCCCTTCCGTGAAGTCGGTGGGTATCACAGGTCAGCTCACTGGTAGCCGTGCAGACCTCATGATTCTAGACGACATTGAGGTTCCCGGCAACAGCATGACTGAGATGATGCGGGAGAAGCTTCTTCAGCTATGTACAGAAGCTGAGTCTATCTTAACACCAAAGAAAGACAGTCGTATTATGTTCCTAGGTACACCTCAAACTACCTTTACCATTTACCGTAAGCTAGCAGAGCGTAACTACAAGCCATTCGTTTGGCCAGCACGTTACCCACGTAAGCTATCTAACTATGAAGGACTCCTTGCACCTCAAGTACAAGAAGACATCGAAGGTGGTATTGAAGCTTGGAGTGTAACAGACCCTGATCGCTTCTCTAACGATGACCTGGTAGAACGTGAAGCATCCATGGGTCGTAGTAACTTCATGCTTCAGTTCATGCTAGACACCAGTCTTAGTGATGCTGAGAAGTTCCCACTTAAGATGCAAGACCTAATCATTACCTCAGTTAACCCTAAGGAATGTCCTGATGCTGTGGTCTGGTGTAGTGATCCCAGTAATGTCATTAAAGACCTACCTACTGTTGGTCTACCGGGAGACTACTTCTACTCTCCAATGGTCATGCAAGGTGATTGGTTACCATACACAGAAACAATCTGCTCAGTAGACCCCTCTGGTAGAGGTACTGATGAAACAGCTGCTTCCTTCCTTTCTCAACGTAATGGTTTCATCTATCTTCATGAAGTACGTGCTTACCAAGATGGTTACAGTGATGCTACCTTACTAGACATCCTTAGAGGTTGTAAAAAGTATGGTGTTACTAAACTCCTAATTGAGACAAACTTTGGTGATGGTATTGTTGGTGAACTCTTTAAGAAACACCTTCAACAAACTAAGCAAGCAATAGACATCGAAGAGGTACGTGCCAATGTACGTAAAGAAGACCGAATTATTGATACTCTTGAACCTATTCTAAACCAACATAAACTGATTGTCAATAGAGCAGTTGTTGAATGGGACTTTAACTCCAATAAAGACGCAGCACCTGAAACAAGACTCCTATACATGCTCTTCTATCAGATGAGTCGTATGTGTCGTGAGAAGGGTGCAGTAAGACATGATGATAGACTTGATTCCCTAGCTCAAGGTGTTAAATACTTTACAGATGCTCTTGCTATATCAGCTTATGAGACAGTCAAACTACGTAAGCAAGAAGACTGGAATGATCTTCAAGAAGCTTGGTTAGATGACCCCCAAGCAGCTGCTTCTCACATGGCATTTGGATTTAATTTAGACCAACGTAGACAAGCAAGACAACTAGCTGGTAAAAGTTCAGTCCCCACCTGGGTTTAAGGACAATCCCACCCGTATACAGGAGAAGGGAAGGGTGGACCCAACTCCTGCGGGAGGAATAATCCAAGACAAACAAGTTGTCTTGTTCTATTCCTCTCTTTATTCAATGAACAGTGAGGGAATAAAAGACCAAAGACAAAGATCTCCCTCTTGGTTCATTCATCTACTCTACTGACTGAATCTTGTGAGTACTAATTCTCCCAATCCTTCTGAATCCTGTCACTACTGATACTACTGTATGCGTTATGAGTAGAACACATCGTAACCAACCACTACGTAATCAATTCCGTCATCCCCGTACCTTTAATGAAATACGTAGTAACAGTGATAATTACTCGGATTCTCAATATCCAGTAAGTATCAGGAACCGTTATATTCCTACTGCCTACGACGACATTACTGCCACTTCCATCTACCAGAATGACCACTCCAAATCTAACTGATGAACAAAATGAGGTTTTACTAGCAGCAGTAGATCTTGTTAATGGTGGTATGGATATGGAAGAAGTTTTTCATGCCTACTCAACTATTGCTAAATACGTTATCAATCACCCACCCACCAATAATGCACACAGCAACTCTTGTTCACATCACTCCTAACGCTGAGGAACTTATTAGTTACATGGCTAGGGTAAGTAACCCAGCTAATCAAAACAACACTGAGACCAGTGCTAAACTAATTAAGTATCTTATCGACCATCACCATTGGTCTCCCTTTGAGATGGTTAATATGTGTGTAGAGATTAATACAACACGGAGTGTAGCAGCACAGATCCTTAGGCATAGGTCCTTTAGCTTTCAGGAGTTTAGTCAACGGTATGCACAGGTAATTGAACCTGCAATGGTACCAGAACTGCGTAGGCAAGATACTAAGAATCGACAGAATAGTGTTGATGATCTGCCATACAAAACTAAAGATGTTATGTGTGAGATGATTAGTGAGTTGTTTGATCACTCGGAACGTGTTTATAATGAGCTGTTGGAAGCTGGGGTAGCTAAGGAGTGTGCAAGAGATGTACTACCACTAGCTACACCTACTCGGTTGTACATGAATGGTACGATTAGGTCTTGGTTGCACTACTGTGACCTACGTACAGCTCATGGTACACAGAAAGAACACGCACAGATAGCAGCACGAGTACAAGATATTCTCTATTCGCAAATACCAAATGTTTGTGACGCAATGTGGAACAAGAACTTAAGCTGAATGAGTTTAAAGTCCTGTATAAGACTTGGAGGAGAGGTATTCCTTGGTTGGATCACTTGATTCTGGGTCTTTTGGTCTGGTTAGAAGGAAAGCTCATTGATTATCGTGTTAAAACGACGGTTGATGAAGCGATTAAGGGGTGGGAAACGCTTCATGAAGTGCCTATGCCTGATATGGTGACTCCTGTTTATACAGAAAAGCCGTCAGAGGCGTCTACAAGCCTTCCTGAGATGCGTTTAACTGCTCCTTGGTATATTGACACTGTTGATAAGGAATAACGCCTTTCTAGGTCATTCTGGAGGGGCTTTAGTTTTTGACAGAAATTTCTCAAGCCTTATACTACGCTGGAGCAGCGACGCAGACCCCCATAGGGGTACCCCCGGATCACGCGAGCGCACACCCGGGGGCAGGCACATGTACGCACCTGAGGGCGTGTAGACGCAGCCACTACGCACCCACGCACACATACATACACGCTACAGATGCACGCACGAGAGGCAGCAACTATGCGGCAAGACGCATAACCACATCTCACACATCTGTAGAAATTCTCATTAACAAACCTTATTGAGAACCCAGTGATACCAATGGATCACAGCCGTCACAAACTGTAATGTAACAAAATATCACGGAACGCCACACCTGACTTGGCACCATGCCATACTGTGTACATGAGCGGCAAGGACCGGAACGCCACCGGGTAGACCTGCCTCTCATAGCCACTCACAGAAGTGGCACACCACACTTGACAAACCGCCTTTCACCGGTTACAGTGAGAGCATCGAACCTAGACAACTGAATAACACACGCCGTTAGCGGAGCAACCGCTAGATCTCGACAAGCAGCATGGGTCAGTGACTGCGAGGCGTGGTATACTTACAGCCGAGCAACAGGCATGTTAGATCATTGCACTCTGCCTGCAAGGACGCAGGCTTTCTGCAGTGTTCAACGCTGCTTCGATGGCGACTAGCCATCACCTATCCACCTACGGACAACACATCGTGACTGACAACACCTACAACGGCTGGGCAAATCGTGAGACCTGGGCCATTGGCCTACATCTCATGGACACAGTGGTTGATTGGATCAATGATGACATTGATTCATGGTCCAAGGATGACACCAAGGACGCAGCCGTACTGTTTCAAGATCTAGTTGCAGAACAAATTGAGGGGGCAGAACTTTCTACCTTCCCATTGCTGCTTGATCTTCTCGATTTGTCTTTCGTTAACTGGCAAGAACTAGGGCAAAGTGCCCTGGATTCTGTCTTTGATTGACTCTCTCCAATTGCCCTACCTATCTACTTCAGGATAGGTGGGTTCTTTGAGGGACTCTCCCTCGTTCACTTACACAAGGACACACCATGCTTAAAACAATCACCCACTACATCTTCTGCACTGCACTAATGGTGGGCTGTTATTCTGGTGCTGCTGTTACCACTCTTTTTGCTGTTGATGTAATGAATCAACAACTAGAGAAGATGGCAGATGCCCGCATTGAAGCACTGACAAACTAAACACAACGACACAGTTAGATGCTGTATCAAATCAATTACAACCGTGGTTACAACACACCAGTGTGTGCCACTGAATATACACATGCTAACTCATGTGATGAAGCATGGATTAAAGGTGACTGCATGGCTCAGTATCCTGAGAAGGTATGTAGTGTCTATCCAATCAACAACGACTTACACAACTAATGACTTTCATTCTTCAAAACGTGAATGACATCCTTGATTGGCAAGAGTTTAGCTCTAAGAAAGAGGCTCATGATTGGGTACAGGATAACATTTTGGCTAGTGATCTTGATGATTGGGCATTAATTGACCCTAGGGGTCAGGTACTGATGCACCAATGATGCCTTACCTTCAACGATTCACACTCACAATTAAGGCTTGGTATCGGCATGTAACTGGGTACTATGAAACAAAGTATCTACACATTCCTGGTATGAATCAAAACCAATTTTGGAACATTATCAACGGAAACTAATGACTAACGCAATCCACGATGTTGCCATCAAGGTTGATGTCTACCTTGATGAATTCAAACCCATCATGAAGGCAGTTAAGTATGCTCTACTGTGTGATGATTCACGCAGCATACTCACTGAGGTAGAGTGGGCTACGCTCAATGCGTGGCTTGATGACTTCTCTGACATTGCACTTAATGAGGCTGTATGAACCAACCTGATCCATATAACCTAAAAGGTAGACTACCTATCACTTCTCCTTTCAAGGATCCAGAGAAGATGATCGCTATTCGCAAACAGCAAATGGAGGAAGCTAAGTATGAAGCTAAACATCCAACGATTACTTGAGACGTGTATTGATGATGGTATTCGAGATGCTATCAACTCATGTCGTAAGGAAGATGACTTAGCAGCTAAGCTGAGCGAGTACATCTGGCTACAGATTGATTACTACTTCGACTTCGAGACCAACTGATGAAACTTTCCACCAACTACAAACTTGAAACCACTGTAGCTCATGTTAGCTACTACTGTGGTGATGAATCACTCACTGTCTACAGCACTGATGATGAGATGCTAGAGGTGTATGGTGTAGACTTTGGTACGATCCTATGTTTTGCACGTAACCTACTTGTTGTAGATGCTAAGCGTCACACATTCAACAAGCATCAGCTAGAATCACTACGTGAGATCAAAGACGCACTTGATGTTTACCTGAACACTAACTCTACCACTACTGAGGTTAACTAATGTACGCTGTCATTCAAGATCACGGTGTTGTTGACTACTTCCAATATGAGGAAGATGCTTACAACGAGGCATTCAATTGTGCTGATCATGGTGACACTGAAGGTCTCCATGTTGTGAAACTTATTTGGGACTACAACTCCAACAACAAAGGTTAATCATGTATACATTCAGGATTCCCAGTGACGTACTCATTGGGCAATACCTACAGTTTTTCACACTCATAGTGGCTGCAAGTATCGCTGCTGTGTATACTTGTGGCTACACATTTGGTCTCTTTGTTCATTCGCTAAACGACAAATGTACGCAGTACTTCAAGACGATGAAGTTCTTGATTACTTCAACGACAGGGATTCAGCTGAATACGTTGCTTTTGAGCAATGGGAATTAGGCAATAATGGACGTCTTTATGTTGTCCAGATCATCACTGATTACGACGGTAAGTAACTATGTACACAACTCATAAGGGTCTTCATGAATACGAGATCACCCTTCGTTCAGGTGTTTGGTATTTACTAGCACCCGATTCTGAGCGTGCTGCATGGAATGCTCTAGAGTTGTCCCGTGAACGTAATGATCAATTGTTAAATGTGAGGCAAACAGATGAGTGGTAAGAAGAAACCTTACTTCGATAACAACTGGCAAGAATACAAGGACGCACCGGATGACATGTTCGAGCGTCATACCTTTGAGGAGGTAATGCACTGGAAGGTAGGCGGTTGGGAGCTACCAAGTAGTGTATGCTGTGTAATTCGTGCTACTGATCTTGACACACATAAGGTCACCGAGTATGTGTATCGTAAACATTCTGCTGCACAGAACAAGGTTAACGAGTTGATCAACAAACGCAACTGCGAGTTTGTAGTTGCTGATCACGAGTCTATTCATTTCCTTTCACCTGCTGACATTTCTGATTATGACAATTCTGACGACTGAGCAATTCGAAGAGTTCAGTGAGCAGTACCCTGAGCTTGCACAACTTGTATGTCTTGAAGAGGTAGAGTTGCCTATTGATTGGTTGGAGGATAACTGATGCCTACACCTGCTCAGATTGATGAACAGGTGCAGCTTGAGCGTGACCAAATACGTCAAGGTCTCAAGCGATTAAGGGATAACACGGACGCACTGCAGCAAAAGAGCTATGCATCTGCTACGGTGTATGGTGTAGTTTCTATTGATCTTCTTCTTCCAGTACTTGTCAAACGTATTGAAGATACCAACCATCGAATACATGAGAGAAAGAATGGTGTAGCATTCAAAGAGATTGCACAATACATTAGTGGTCTAGAGCCTCTTGCTGCTGCTGCTATTGCACTGAAGCTTACCTTTGATAAGGTCTTCAGTTACAAGGATGGTAGTGATCAGGTGCAATCAGTATGTGATGCAATTGGTTCAGCTGTTGAGGCTGAATGTCAGATGCGTTACTATGAGCGATGTGCACCTGGTCTTCTCACTACCTTGAAGAAGAACTATTGGCATAGGTCGTCAGGTACTCAGCAGCGATTAACATCTATCAAAACGTTGATGAACCGCAAGGATATTCAACGTTGGCAAGCATGGGGTAGAGCTAACCGCATCAAGTTAGGTGGATGGTTGCTTGACTGTATCATTGAGACATCACAGTGGTTCACCAAGGACCTACGCAGAGAGGGTAAGAGAACAGTTAACTACATCATCCCAACACCTGAGTTCATCTCAATCAAAGACAAGGTGATGGCTGATGCCGAGCTATTTGCGCCACTTGCATGGCCAATGCTCATCGAACCTAACGATTGGACAAACGAGCGAGCTGGTGGCTACATACTCAATGAGGTAATGCGAGGGCATGATCTGGTACGTAGGGGCAACCCCACCCGTATACAGGGAGAAACACCGATCAATTTTCTGAACAAGATTCAGAAGGTTGCCTTTACTCTGAACCCCTTCACAGTGCAAGTTGCTGAGGAGCTGGAAAGGTTAGGAAGAGAGGTTGGAAAGTTTCTACCTGTTGTACAGCATGAGTTACCACCAAAGCCTGTTGATATTGCAGAGAACCGAGAGGCTCGCAAGACATACAACAGAGCAGCTACTCATGTACAAGACTTGCAGCATCAAGAGCACAAGAAATCTTGTCGCACTCGCATGACAATGGAGGCAGTGAATAGATTCAAGGACGTAGCTAGGTTCTACATTCCTTGGAGCTTTGACTATAGAGGAAGAGCTTATCCTATCCCTGCCTTTCTTACTCCTCAGGATACTGACTTTGGAAAAAGTTTATTGATCTTTGCTGATGGGTCTTTTATGACTCCTGAAGCAGAGGAGTGGTTAGCCTTTCAAGTAGCTACTACATTTGGTCTTGATAAAGCACCAATGACTGAGCGTCTTGAATGGGCAAGAAATAACCATGAATTGTTCACACTCATATCACAAGATCCCATTGGTAACTTACACCTGTGGGAAGAAGTTGAAGAACCTTGGCAGTTTTTAGCTGCTGCTGAAGAGTACTACCATTGTGTCGTAGCTGCTGATAGGCAGTTCACACGTCTTATGGTGGCAACTGATGCTACTTGTTCAGGGTTACAAATCCTGGCAGGACTAGCTAGGGATAAGTCCACTGCACGTCTTGTGAATGTCCTACCTGGTGATAAACCACAGGATGCATATAAGGTGGTTGCTGAAACAGCTACTCCTCACTGTCCTGAGTCTATCCAACCTTACATGGATAGGAAGACAGTTAAGCGTGTCGTAATGACCGTACCTTATAATGCTAAACCATTCTCAAATCGTGGGTACATCAGAGACGCACTGGCTGAGAAAGGTGTAGAGATTAGTAAGGAAGACCTCACTGCAACAGTTAAGGCAGTACGCAATGCCATGGATGTGGTCGTACCTGGTCCTATGGCTGTCATGAAATGGATTGAGGAAGAAGTAGCTGAGGCTATCAAAGCTGGTAAAGAGTATCTTGAGTGGACAACACCATCAGGGTTTGTTGTACACCAGAAGCTAAACAAGAAGCTTGTTGTGTCTATTGAATTACAACTGCTAGGTCGTTGTAAGATGAGTGTCGCAGTTGATGATTCTGATGAGGTTGATCTCAACCATCACAAGAACGCAACAGCTCCTAACCTAATTCACAGTTTAGATGCTAGCTTGCTACACTTTAGTGCTTTAAACTTTGACGCACCCATTGCTCTTATCCATGATTCTGTCCTTTGTCGTGCAACGGACATGTCCACCTTGTCTTCTATTGTTCGACAAACATACATGCACCTGTTCGCAGAGCATGATTACCTAAAAGACTTTGCTTCTCACATTGGAGCAAAGACTGAACCACCGATTGTTGGAGACCTTGAACCGGAATCCGTAATCGAATCCACCTACTTTTTCTGTTAATGGCACAAACCATCCACGTTACCCAACAGCCTGTTGTCCTTGAAGGATACCAAGCTGTACTGAAACCCAGCAAGTTTGGGTATTCACTGTCTGCTATTGTTGATCAAGCACTTGTTGATAAGCTTGAAGAAGATCGCGTTGAGTCTGTCAAGTGGGCAGAATCTAAGCTGAAGAACCCGAAGCGTTCTACCCTGAAGCCTGAGCCCTGGGAAGAGGTGTCTGATGGTAAGTTTAAAGTTAAGTTCAGTTGGAATGAAGAAACCAAGCCGCCCGTGGTGGATACTGAAGGGACAATCATCACCGACGAGAACACACCACTGTATAGTGGAAGCACCGTTAAGCTTGCCTTCCGTCAGAAGCCTTACATCCTCCGTGATGGCGTCACCTACGGTACAAGTCTTAAGCTTGTCGGAATCCAGGTGGTCACAGTTGGCTCTGCTGCAGGTATTGACACAGGCGACCTTGGTGAAACTGAAGTGGCAGCTCTCTTTGGTCAAACAAAGGGCTACAAAGCTTCTGAGCCTAACATCAGTGTTCCCCCTGAAACTGAGGAAGACGACTTCTAATGCCAAGGTACCGTTCAGGTCTTGAGGAGAAGGTCGCTGATCTTCTCTCCAACTTGAAGGTAGAGTTTGAGTACGAGTCAACCAAAGTTCCCTACATTCTTCAATGCAACTACACACCCGACTTTCTTTTACCGAATGGCGTCTACTTAGAGACCAAAGGACAGCTAACGGAGGAAGACCGAAGGAAGATGCTAGCAGTGAAGAAGATGAATCCCGACTTAGATATTCGGTTCGTCTTTCAAGCACCCTATAACAAGATCTACAAAGGGTCTAAGACTACTTATGCGAAGTGGTGCGAAAAGCACGGCTTCCAATACTGTTCATTCCACTCCATCCCACTCGAATGGCTAACTTGACTTACGGCACTGCCGACTACTATGCTGAAGGGTTCTCTGACTATCTTGCTGATATTCAGTCTGATGACCCTAAAACAACTGAGAACCTGATTGAAGGGTTCTACCGAGCACTTGATTCCTGGTTCGAATATCACGATGAGCAAGCACGAGCATATGCAGACCTCCGAAAGCGAGTTCGTCAGGCACTTACCGTGTGAGAATTGCGGCTCATCTGATGCAAACTCCTTGTACACAGATGGGCATACTTTTTGTTTCTCTTGCAACAGTTACGGACACACAGAAGAAGATGTTGTTCACACTCACAACAAAATGTCATCAGTCACCTTACAAGGTGTAGCCACCAGACTACAGAAACGCAACATCTCTGAGAAAGTATGTCAACAGTATAAAATCTACCGTGATGGTGACCTACTTAGGTTCCACTACTATGATGAGTCTGGTACTTTGATTGGGTGCAAGACAAAGACAAAAGACAAGGATTTCCGTTATGAAGGACAGTCACCTACCTGCCTCTTTGGACAACATTTGTTTCCCGCCACTGGAAAACGAGTCGTCATTACAGAGGGCGAACTCGATGCAGCTTCATGTAGTGAGGCTATGCCGGGGTGGCAGATGGTATCTCTACCTAGCGGTGCCGCAGCGGCCAAGAAGTCGGTTCAACGGGCTATCCCCTGGCTCCAGGGTTATGAGGAGATTGTCCTGTTCTTCGACAATGACGAGGCAGGCCGTAAGGCGTCGGAGGAAGCAGCAAGCGTCCTACCACCTAGCAAGACAAAGGTCGCAAGACTTGAGGGCTACAAGGATGCGTCAGACGCACTTCAAAACAATGACTCTGAAGCGATTCGTCGAGCTATATGGGACGCTAAACCTTACCGTCCAGATGGCATCGTCGACGGAAAGTCTCTGCTCGATCTAGTCACAACACCCACCTTACCTTCTGATCATGACTATCCATTTCAAGGAATCCAAAGCAAACTACACGGGATCCGGTTTGGAGAACTTGTTACAATCACTGCTGGATCTGGTATCGGGAAATCCAGCTTCTGTCGTGAACTCGCAACTCACTTGCTACGTAACGGCGAGCGGGTCGGTTACTTGGCTCTTGAGGAATCCAACCGTCGTACAGCTCTCGGACTGATGTCCGCAGCAGTTGGTAAATCACTACACATTGGAGAACATGACCGATCTACTCTCACCCAAGCGTATCAAGCTACTCTTGCTAACTGGAATCTTTTTCTTTTCGACGGCTTCGGTTCTTTTGATCCTGATCTCATCTACAACCGAATTGAGTACCTGGCAACGGGTCTTGATACAAGGGTAATCTTTCTAGATCACCTGAGCATCCTTCTTTCTGGTTTGGATGGTGATGAGAGACGGATGATTGATACCACCATGACAAGGTTACGTTCTCTTGTAGAGCGTACTGGTGTTGCTTTGTTCCTTGTCTCACACCTACGTAGAACATCTAGTGATCAAAACCATGAAGAAGGTGCCCGCGTCACTTTGGGACAGCTGCGCGGATCTGCAGCGATTGCACAACTCTCTGACGGAGTTATTGCACTCGAAAGAAACCAGCAGAGCGCATCTGGAGGAGGTGATACAACTGTGCGAATCCTCAAGAATCGCTATTCAGGTGAGGTTGGCGTCGCGTGCCGACTGAGCTATGATCTGAATACCTGTAAATTCAATGAAACCCAATCCGATGACGACTTCGACCCTGCCACCGACTTCTAATGGTGAGCGTTACCTACACTTCCCTACTGGTCTTACTTTGAAAGCACCCAATCCTCCCACCCCTGAAGCCGTGGCACGAGCACAGTTTGTTGATAAGACTTATGTCTGGAAAGAAGCTACTAAGGAGGCTAAACCTTCTTGAGTTACTGTTAGTAGTAACTAACCTATTTATTGTTGCTGGAGTAATACGTCACTGGAATGACGCTTATCTTTGACTTAGAAACAAACGGTCTACTGCATGATGTTACCTGCATCCACTGTCTGGGCATCTACGATACGGAGACTACTGAAACCCTTGTCTATAATGATGAAGGGGATACCGAGCCGATCGTTCGTGGCTTACAGCGTCTTGAAGATGCTAAACTTATTGTTGGCCACAATATTATCAATTACGATATTCCTGTTATTCGCAAGTTGTTTCCCTGGTTTACCGCCAGCGGTACTGCTCTTGATACTCTTGTGCTCAGTCGCATTTGTCACGCCGATATTCTGAAGATTGATCAGAAGCGTAAGTGGAAACACATGCCATTGCAGCTATATGGTCGTCACTCCCTTGAGTCCTACGGCTATCGCCTAGGTGAATATAAAGGGGCTTTCGGTAAGACAGCAGATTGGAAAGAGTGGAGCCAGGAGATGCAAGACTATATGATACAAGACGTTGTTGTTACGACTAAACTTTGGAAACACTTTCAACCATTCCTGGATGGATCACGTTAGAACATGACGTTGCCCAGATCCTCACGGAACAAGAACTATATGGATGGTACTTTGATGAGCCTGCTGCATGGCAACTTGCACAGACTCTCTACGCCGAGCTTGCTGATCTTAATCAGCTACTACGGGAGCGGTACCCTTACATCGCTGGACCGGAGTTTACTCCTAAGCGACCTAACAAAACACAAGGATACGTCACCGGAGCTACTTTCACTAGACTGAAGGAGTTCAATCCAACAAGCCGTGAGCACATTGCTTGGGTGATGAAGGTGCGTCACGGACGTAACTTCGAGAAGATGACAGCAAAGGGCAAGACTGCTATTGATGAAGTTGTTCTCAAGGATCTAGGTACTGAAGAAGCCCTTCAGTTCTTTCGTTGCCTTGAACTAACAAAACAACTTGGCATGTTATCTGAAGGCAAGAATGCGTGGTTAAAGTTGGTACGAGACAATCGTATTCACCACCACTGTTCAGTCGCCACTAACACCTTTAGGTGTGCACACCGTAATCCAAATCTCGGGCAGGTACCAAGTGATCTTGAATTTAGAAAACTATTTCGTGCTAGCCCTGGGTATGTCATGGTTGGCGCTGATCTCGCAGGCATTGAACTTAGAATGCTCGCACACTACCTTGCTCGATATGATGGAGGCAGGTACGGAGACGTTCTTCTCAACGGTGACATTCACCAAGAGAACGCTGACAAGATTGGAATTTCACGCCGACTAGTAAAGACTGTAACCTATGCGTTTCTGTATGGGGCAGGTGATCAAAAGATAGGACTATCTTACGATGCACAACTATCACCCAAAGATGCCAAAGCTAAAGGTGCCGAGATCCGTCAAGCTTACATGGATGCAATTCCAGGACTTGAGAAACTGGTTACTGCGGTTAAGTCCAAGGCGGAATCTGGTTACATCAGCCTGTGTGACGGTCGCCGCTGCGCTGTTGATGGTAGCCACAAAGCCCTTAACTACCTACTCCAAGGGAGCGCGGGTATTGTAGCTAAATCTTGGATGATTCACACTCATAATGCAATCAAACAATGTAAAATTAATGCACACCAACTAGCATTCGTCCATGATGAATTGCAATTTGAGTGCCCACCTGAATATGCAGACACCCTTTCTTCAGCCCTCACTATTTCATCCCTTACAGCAGGAGAATATCACAACCTTAGAATCCCAATTGCCGCTGAAGCAAAAACAGGATTCAATTGGGCAGAAGTCCACTAAAGTATGCAATAAATGTGGTCAAGAAAAACCTTTGTCAGATTTTAGACTTGCAAATGTAAGGGAGAGTCGAAAAAAGTGGTATAGAAATGAGTGCAAATCTTGTGAAAGATTGTACAATAAAGGTAGACAAAATGCCCACAAACAGGCAACAGCTAAACCTGATACATGTGAGTTGTGCGGTTCTACAGATTCTACTTTAATTCTAGACCATTGTCATACTACTGAAAAATTTAGAGGTTGGATTTGCCAACGCTGTAACCATGGTTTAGGGGCTTTTGGAGATAATATTTCCATGCTTCATAAAGCTATATTATACCTTTCTAATCTACCCAAATGGCAGTAAAATCTAAAACATCTCTTGGACGTGTACAATTCGAGTCCAAGGCAAAATACAAACACACCCGTCAAGGTAATGGCACTCGTAGTCTTCCTTCGCATGGGCGAAAGCTCAAGCGGGGACAAGGTAAGTGAGTCTATTAATTGACGCTGACTACATTGTCTACAAATGCTGCGCTGCTACCGAAACAGAAGTTGACTTCGGAGAAGATCTTATCGTCGTTACCTCCCGCTTCAGTGAGGCATACGAATACGTTGAACGAGAACTCTATAACATCGCCAATGACCTTGGATGTTTTGATGATTCTATTCTGTTCTTTTCTGATAGCATCAACTTTCGTAAATCTCTTGATCCAGCGTATAAGGGACATCGAAACAGAAAGAAGCCGTGTGGCTACAAAAGAGTCATCAATAAACTCAAGGAGGAATACAACGTTGTTGTGATGCCTACCCTGGAGGCTGACGACGCTTTAGGTATCTACGCCACCAACCTACCTGGTCAACACATCATCTGCAGTCCTGACAAGGACATGAGACAGATACCTGGCCAACTGTTTGACCTTACTCAAGGTGTGGTTGAGATCACCCCAGAAGAGGGTAGGCGGTGGCACCTAATACAGACTATGGCAGGCGATCAAACCGATGGCTATGCTGGTGTACCTGGTATTGGTATCAAACGTGCTGCAGCTCTTCTTGATGAGCATGGTGAAACCTGGAAGACTGTCGTAGATGCTTTTGCTGAGAAGGGTCTCGATGAGTCAGTTGCATTGTTGAATGCACGATTAGCAAAGATTCTTCAATGTGACGACTATGACTTTTCAACTAAACAAGTCAGACCATGGCTTCCCACCTCCGCCAGTGTTGGACCTAACGATAGAGCAACAGTTCAAGTTGCGTCAGATTGAAGACGCCTTGAACAGCTCTAAGGGTGAGATAGATGCTATCATCACTCTATTCCTTGCTCTTCAAAAGCAATGCTTTGTGTTGGGCAACAACGTATCTAATCTCATTAAAAAATGGCCACCACCAATCAATCCGGACCGGAATACTATCGACGAGGCAGTATCCAAGTTTGGGACTTTATTCGAGACCAAGGACTAAACTTCCATCTCGGTAACGCAATTAAATACATTTGTCGCGCAGGGCATAAAGACAGCCGCCGTGACGATCTCCGTAAAGCCATCCACTATCTGCAAAACGAACTCGAAAATGACATCATCAACCCTTCTGCAGCAAGCCGTCGAATTCCGGAACGCTTTCCAGGTGAAGAACAGTACTACGCCGGCTTCACGGACTATGCAGAGGCGTTTGATCGTTGAAGAATTCAAAGAATTTCTCGATGCAGAGAATCAGCTGATCATGGGTCTGACTATTAATGCAGCAGACTGCCTGAAAGAATTGTCTGATCTTGTTTATGTTTGCTATCAATATGCTGCTAACCTTGGTTGGGATCTCGATGAAGCACTAGACCGTGTACACAAGAGTAACCTATCTAAGCTTGGAGATAACGGTAAACCTATCTACCGTGAAGATGGCAAGGTCTTGAAGGGACCGAATTACCAACCCCCTAACCTTACTGATCTTGTGTAATCATGTCTAAACCACCGAAAGAACTTATTGCTCGCACTGGTCGAGTGCAATCTTGGATTGACGATCCAACCAGTCGTTTGCCTGTATCGTGTACAGTCTTCGTTGTTGAAGACGAAATGGAAGGTCCAAATGGAATCGAAGCTTCGTGGCGATTCGTTAGTCATGCTCTACGCTATGGAGCGGGCGTTGCAGTGCACCTCTCCAAGATTCGTAGCAAAGGATCTGAGAATGGCAAGGGTCTTGTGGCATCTGGTCCTGTGTCATTCGCCAAAATCTACTCAACCCTAAATGAGATCCTCCGTAGAGGTGGGGTCTACAAAAACGGTGCTGTAGTGTGTCATCTTGACCTCAGCCACCCTGATGTACTTGAGTTCATTACTGCTAGCCGAGCTGAACTTCCCTGGGTAAAGCGTTGTGTTAACATCAACCAACTCTGGTGGGATGCAGCTAGCCGACAAGTTAAAGAAGCACTCCTTGAAGGAATCAAGAAAGGAGACATCTGGCTCAACAAAACCAAGGTAGATAAAAATGGAAATCGAATCCGGGGTAACGTATGCCTGGAGGTCTATTTGCCCTCACGAGGTACCTGTCTACTTCAACATGTTAACCTCGGCCAATGTGAACTCGATGACATTCAAGGTGCATTTGTTCACGGAATGTCCGAACTGTGCAACCTTCACGGAAAAACAGATGTTGGATCTAGCGGAGAATACCTCCCTTCAGAGACAGATCGCCAAGTCGGTCTCGGAATGTTGGGTCTCGCAAACCTCCTCCGACAAAACGGAGTAACCTACAAAGAGTTTGGTGCTGCTCTTAAGGATCTGATCTCGGGTCAAACTGCACAAACTCCTGCACATATCCTTGCTTCAGAGATTCGTGCAGGCATCCTGGCTGCTGCTCAGGTAGCACGATTCAATGACATGGATCGAGCCTTCGCTATTGCCCCTACAGCGTCCTGCAGCTACCGCTATAAGGACTTGGATGGGTATACCACCTGCCCTGAGATTGCACCCCCTATAGCCCGTCAGGTGGACCGTGATAGCGGTACATTTGGCGTCCAGAGCTTTGACTATGGTCCTGTAGAGATCGCGTCTGAAGTTGGCTGGGATGATTACAAAGCAGTGTGTGATGGTATTGTCACCCTGCTCGATAAGACTGGGTTGTTGCATGGTTATTCATTCAACTCTTGGTCAGATGTGGTTACCTATGATGAGCAATTCATCGAAGATTGGTTAGCAAGTCCACAGACTTCTCTTTACTATTCGCTTCAGGTAATGAGCGACGTTCAAGATAAGTCTGATGCCTATGCTGCATTGGATGAAGGTGACGTTGACGCATACCTGGAGTCTCTTCTTAATGATCCTGCTCCTGATTGTAATTGCGGCGAATGAACCCCTATCAAAAACTATTGAATCGTAAACGTAAGTGGTCTCCAGTACAGACCACGGCTGGTAAACTTGCTGATGGTGCGGAGGAGACAATCTACCGCGCCCTAGCAATCCGTCATATGGAACTACCAGTTGGTGATTTTATTTCAGATGCTCTTAAAAATGAAGTTCCAGAAGTGGCAAGGGATCTCCTTTTGTCCAATATCAAGGACGAAGAGAACCACGACCTTGCTCTCGGTTACATCGCCAACGCTATCGGCACTGATGAAAAAGCTGAAGCCGAAGCCAAGAAACTTCGGGACGCCTGGATTGCTCATCCAGATCACACGCTCCTCAAGGCACTTGTTGCCGAGCGTGCTATTTTCTTCGTGCTCCTCCCGTTCTTCAGATTTAACGGTGATGCTGGTCTCAGAACAGTAAGTGCTGATATTAGCCGTGATGAACAAGTACATGTGGCAACAAATAGCTTGGTATGTACTGAGCTTGGTCTCAATTGGAGTCCTTCTCTCGATAAGCTCAGGAAGGCAACCATTAATTGGGTGATTGAACCATTAGGTAGAAATACCTCCAATAAATATTTGGATAAAAAATTTTGGCTGGATTCCAGCGATAGTCTGATGTATCAAGGAAAAGCGCCTGAGCTTTCTGACACACGTCGGGCACGAATGCCTGCTTTCTTTGAACATGCAAACCCCAACCTACCTCAATACGCTTGAGACACATGGTCTCCAGCTTAACTCTCTTCTGGCTCAACTAGAAGAGAACTTTCCACCTGTTAATCCCCACCCGGATGATCCAAACAATCTCATAATGTACCGCTCGGGTCAACGTTCTGTTGTCGAGTGGATTCAATACCAACTCAACGAAAAGAACAATGGCTCCTAAGAAACAAAAAGCTGAAGTCAAACAGGCTGTAAAACAGGCAGCCTCTGGTGGAGTAACTAAGAACGAGCTTCAACAGATTGCTAAGCAAACTGGTGCAACATCTCAGCAGATTGTCCAACAAATGGACATCATCAATAAGAATGTAAAGCAGGCTGGTGGAGAACCTTCTATTGCTTTAAATTCTGGTGCTGCTAACATGCTTATCAGAGAGGCAAGTAAAGCTGCACCTAGTTATGATAACTTCCTAGGACTTGGGCAATCAGCCTTTGGTCCTGGTAATATTGGTAGCACTCTACAGAGCATGGTCGGTAGCCGTTCAACTGGAGGATATATTAATCCATTAAGCGGTCAGCAATCAATGACTGCTGCTGTACCTTCCCAAATGATGATTGGTGGTACCATGATTCGTCCTGGTGGACGTGTTGCCATTAATCCCATGGCTTTTGCTGGTGGTGCTGGCAGCACTAGTGGAACAGGTGGTGCTGGTCCTTACAATGCAGGGAATATGCCTATGAATACAGGTACTAATGACGTTGGACCGTTGGCTCCTGGAACTACTGGTGGAAGCACGACTGGTGGTGATCAGCTCGATTACCAATCAATCCTTGATGCTATCGCTGGTATCCAACAACCTGAGTTTGATATGTCAGCTCTGACTGATATGTTCAACACCCAGTTTGATCAACTGAGGTCTGAGTTTGCCACACGTGATCCTATTCAACTGGCACAACTTGGGCGTGCATATGGTGGTGATGCTATTCGTGCTCGCCAACGTAACCGCCGGAGTAGCCGTGACTATCGTCGTGGTATGGCCAACAGTGCCTTCAGTCCAGCAGCTGCTAACCTTGCTATCGGTGGAGGCTTGACCCTGTAATGTCTGCTAAAGAACGTTACGATTCTTTGTTCGGTGATCGTACTCAATATTTAAACATGGCACGTAGAGCAGCTGAGCTGACCCTACCTTATGTTATCCGGGATGATGAGGAAGACTACAAAAGTGCTAGACCGTTGCCATCTCCGTGGCAATCAGTCGGTGCTAAAGGTGTAGTTACCCTTAGTTCAAAACTGATGCTTGCATTGCTTCCTCCACAAACTAGCTTCTTCAAGCTACAAGTGGATGAGACTATGCTCGGTCAGGAGTATGGTCCTGGTATTAAATCAGAACTTGATCTAGCATTTGCTAAGATCGAACGTACCATCATGGAATCCATTGCTGCTAGTGATGATCGTGTCGTTGTACACCAAGCACTGAAGCACCTGGTGATTGCTGGTAATGCTCTGATTTACATGGGTAAGGATGGGCTTCGGTTGTATCCTCTCAATCGCTATGTTATAGATCGAGACGGCGACGGTAACGTCATTGAAATTGTAACCAAAGAACGAGTATCTCGTAAGCTTCTTGAAGGCACTCTTCCTGAACCTAAACCTAACGATGTTGCTAGAGACAAACGTGGTAGTCGTGATGAGGTAGATATCTACACACACGTACGCCGCGACAACAATCGTTATGTATGGCATCAAGAAGTTGATGATATCGTTATTCCTAAGTCCTTTGGTAAAGCACCATTGGATGCCAACCCTTGGCTAGCACTACGCTTCAACTCTGTTGATGGCGAGATGTATGGTAGGGGTCGTGTCGAAGAATTTATGGGAGACCTACGTTCCCTTGAAGCACTCTCTCAGGCACTCGTAGAAGGCTCTGCAGCAGCCGCTAAGGTTGTGTTCGTAGTGTCACCCTCAAGTACTACCAAACCTGCCACGCTGGCGGCTGCAGGCAACGGAGCGATCGTCCAAGGAAGACCCGATGACATCGGTGTTGTGCAAGTCGGCAAAACTGCTGACTTCCGTACTGCATATGAGATGGCACTTCAACTTGAACGTCGTCTATCTGATGCCTTCCTCATCCTTAATGTTCGCCAGTCAGAACGTACTACTGCAGAAGAAGTACGTATGACACAACTTGAATTGGAACAGCAACTTGGTGGTCTATTCAGTATGCTTACTGTAGACTTTCTTGTTCCTTATCTGAATCGTAAGTTGAACGTCTTCCAAAAGACTGGTGAGATCCCACGTATTCCTAAGGGTATTGTTAAACCTACCATTGTTGCAGGTATCAATGCACTTGGTCGTGGTCAAGATCGGGAAAGCCTTAGTGCATTCCTGATGACTATTGCACAAACAATGGGTCCACAAGCTATTCAAACCTTTGTCAATCCTGAAGAGGTTATCAAACGTCTGGCTGCTTCACAAGGTATTGATGTACTCAACCTTGTTAAGTCAATGCAGGATGTACAAGCTGAGCAACAGCAAGCTATGCAACAACAGCAACAGTTGGAGTTGGTTAAGCAAGCTGGCCAGTTAGCATCTGCTCCTGCAAACGATCCGTCTAAATATCCACAAAATGAGCAACCAACCCAGCCGCAACAACCGGCGTAAACCCTCACAAGCTGAACCTGAAAGGGATGTACGTGAAGTAGAACATCCACCTACTGAAAAACCTGTACTTAAGGTAGAGACCCCTAAACCAAATAAGTACGACCCTAAGCCTAAGATTGGTGCTCCCAGTCTTGGGCGTTCACCCAACTACGTAACTAAAGTTGGTCTTGGAAATCTAGAAGTAACTACTGCACATGGCAACTCTGACGTATGATCCCACCCCTGCGGATCAACCTGAGTTCAGTGAAGCTGAGCAAGAAGCTCTTGCTATCGGAGAGGCTGCTGCTGAACAACAGCAACAGCTTCTCGCTGGTAAGTTTAAAGATGCTGAAGCTCTAGAGAAAGCTTACATTGAACTGCAATCTAAGTTTGGTTCACGACAAGAAGGCTCCTCTGAAGAGGATACCACTGAAGAACCAGACGAAGACTCTGATAACGAACCACTCAATATTCTTGATGCTCTTTGGGAAGACGCTCAATCTGGTGAGCTATCCAAAGAAACTAAAGAACAGTTGTCTAAGATGAACCCTGCTGAAGTTGCAGCAGAGTACATTAAATACAGACAACAGATCGAAGCAAACCAAGAATCTACCGCAGACATCAGTGATCAAGAAGTTGCTGAACTGCGAGGCATTGCAGGTGGAGATGATGGGTACCAAGAGATGATCGCTTGGGCATCCGATAACCTTTCACCTCAAGACATCCAGCGTTATGATAGTGTCATCGCTAGTGGAAACTACGATGCCATTTCATTTGCTGTTGAAGCACTCAAATCAAAGTACACTGAAGCTATGGGCGTTGAAGGACAACTGTTTAAAGGCAAGCCTGCCAGCAACACACGTGATGTATTCCGATCTCAAGCTGAGGTAGTAGCGGCTATGTCCGATCCTCGTTATGATCGAGACCCTGCATATCGTAGTGATGTGTTTGAAAAACTTGAACGCTCTGATCTGAACTATTGATGAACGACACTAACATCTGGGCTAAGGAACCACCTATGTACACTGACAAAGACTACACTGTGCCTCATAACGAACGTGCTGAACTGCTGAATGGTCGCCTTGCTATGCTTGGCTTCGTGGCTGCTATTGGCGCTTATATCGTAACCGGTCAAATCATTCCTGGAGTATTCTAATGCCAAAGTACACACGTCCTACTACACCACAACCTGGTTCACCAACTAAATATACACGTCCTACAGCAGCTGAAGGTGGCACTAAATACACCCGTCCAACTACAGCTGAAGGTGGTACTAAGTACACCCGTCCTAGTACAACTCAACCTGGTGGAACAGTAAAGTATACTAGCTCTTCTGCTATGAAACGTAGTAGCACAACCAGTTCTTCTACGCCTACTCGTAAGAAGAAGCCAAGTAAATAGGATAAAGTTATGCCCCTTAAGAAAGGTTCATCTGATAAGACTGTCTCTGCTAACATTCGTAAGATGAAGGCAGAAGGTTATCCTCAAAAGCAAGCTGTTGCTGCTGCACTTAGCAGCGCAGGTAAATCCAAGAAAAACAAAAAGTAGGAGTTCTATCATGCCACAAGTCGGTTCTAAAAAATTTCCATATACTCCAGCTGGTAAAGCAGCTGCAAAGAAAGAAGCAGCAAAGGCTGGTCAGAAGATGAAACCAGCACCTGCTAAGAAAAAGAAAATGATGTAGTATTGGTAGATCCGTCAATACTGCGCGTGTATTGGCGGATTAGTAGGAGTAATCAATATTAAAGTTCTTCGCTTTATTATTATGATTCCTGTTCTAACTACTCTATCGGTGATTAGCTCTTGGTACGGACCTGGCTTTGATGGTCGTCTTACTGCAAGCGGATCCCGATTCAATCAAAACGCCCTTACTACAGCGCACAAGACACTACCCTTTGGAACACAACTTCGTGTTTGTTTCAAGAGGTGTGCCGTTGTTCGGGTAACAGATCGCGGTCCTTACATTCATGGTAGGACTCTTGATCTCAGTAAAGGTGCGGCTGATGCAATCGGTCTCACTGGTACAGGGGTTGGAAGGGTACAAGTAACCCGTCTTAACTAATTATGACTGCTACTCTTGTAGCCCCCAAGTCTCAAGGCAACCCTTGGGACTCTTACTTGAACTGGGTAACCAGTACAAACAACCGTCTTTATATCGGCCACTTTGGAGTCCTTATGATTCCAACACTGTTGGCCGCTGCTACATGTTTTATCATTGCGTTCATTGCGGCTCCCCCTGTCGATATTGATGGCATCCGTGAGCCCGTTGCCGGGAGTCTTCTTTATGGAAACAACATCATATCGGGAGCCGTCGTTCCGAGCAGCAACGCCATCGGACTTCACTTCTACCCAATTTGGGAAGCTAATTCACTTGATGAATGGCTCTACAATGGGGGTCCGTTCCAACTCACAGTGTTCCACTTCCTC